GAGAGAAATCCTCCCAGCCCTTGACCGTGTAATTGATCTTGGTGATCGCATCCTGGAATTCGCGCTCCGACCGGTTGATCGACTTCTGGAGGTCGGTCGCCCCCAGGTCGTCCTTGATTTCGTAATACTTATTCCAGGTCCGGGTGGTCTGATCCAGCATCTCCTCGTGCTGCTTGGCGGCGGCAGCTGCGGCCTTGTGCTCCTTGGCTTCCTCGGACAGCGATGTGGCGACCGCCTTTACCTGGGTAGCGGTCTGCTCGTAATACACCGCGAGCGCATGCTGCGATACCCCGGCCTGCAGGTAATACTTGATCGCCTCGACCACCGATCCGTTCATGCCATCGAGGGTACCCTTCCAGCCATCGCCAGCGGAATTGACCTCCTCCACCGCATCCGCCCACTTCTTCATTTCATTGGCGGCCTCGCGGGCCAATCTGGTGGCCTCGCGGTCGGCGGCGATCCACCCTTGATACTGGGCGGGGAGCAATCCCAATCGGGCGGCGTGATCGGCGGTGAGCATGTTCAGCTCCTTGAGAGCCACCATGCCATCCTTTTGCTCGTTGGTCAGTTCCTTCTGCGCCAGCGACTCGGCCTTGAGACTCTCGATGTAGGCCGAACCCATCAGCGGACCGGACTCTCCCCCTCCCCCGCCCTCCTCTGGACCGGGGGCCTCGGGTGCATTGCCGCGATCCGGCCGGGTGAACCAGCCAGCGAATCCCGCGCCCATGAATGGATTGGCCATCAGCTGGGCGATGTGCTGGAGATCAACCAGGATGTTGGCAGCGGTAGACTTGACCCCGGTATAGAACTCGCGGTAGGCCCTAGCTGCGGTATTCAACCCCTTGGCGGTGTCGTCCGACATGATCGAGTTGGTGATGTGGGCCTGTTTTGCCAGCGCATCCAGCTCCTTGATCAGGGGATCGATTGCGGTGGTCCCGAACAGCTTTATCTCGGCGTTCGTTCTCTGCAGCTGGGTAGGCAGGGCAGAGATCGCGGCGGCGATTTCCTCCATCCGCTTGTCGGGGGACATCTTGAATATCTCGTCGAACGACAGGCCGATCTGATGGAGCGCCTCGCCCGTCTCCATCTTGGCCTCGCCCAGCTTACGATTGAGGAAGTCGACGGCGGTGGCGACCTTCTCGAATGGGATACCCAGGACATCGGCCCCGTACTTCAGCTCACCCAGCTTGGTAACGGTCAGCTCAGATGTGGCGGCCAGCTTGGTGAGGACCTCGGCCGCCTCATACAGCCCGATCACGAAGCTGAATGTCTCTCGCATTGCGTACATGATCAGCATGCGCTCGATCATGCGCATTGCCATATTCTCGACTGAGGCCATCGATTGGCCCGATACCTTAGCGGCGGAATCGACCTTACCCAGACCGGCGGCGGCTCCCTCGCCCGACTCCTTGACCTTCTCCAGCCTGACCTGTGCTTCGGCCAGCTGGCGATTCAGGCGCATGAATTCCTCAACGGATTTCGCGCCCATCGTCCCTAGCTTATATTCTAGCTCCTGCACGCGGGCAGCCGCCGCAGACAGGACCGGGGTCATTGTGTCCTTGGCGGCAAGGACGGCTACGACTTCGCCTACGGTTATTTCTGCCATGGTATGCTCCCGGTTACGCTACCGCCCTTACACGCCCGCGTTATCAATGCGAGCGGATTCCTCTTCCATGATCCTGACAGCCTCGTAATAATACTCGTGGGGGAGGGACCTGAGATCCTGGTATCCCCACCCCATGTACTTCATTACGAAGATGTCGCTGCGGCGGCTGGCTCGGGTTCCTTCTGGATCGCCATCCGCTTCCTTTTTTTTTCCTCGGCAATCTCGGTGACGCGCTTGAAGATGGCATGCGAGATCTCATCGAAGATCTCTGGGTTCAGCGCCTTGATCGAGTCGATGTTCAGCTCGCGCGGTTCGCCCTGGCTGTCGGGCATGTGCCATTTGACCAGCCAGATCTCGGCGCGGGCGATCTCGTACATCGACCAATCCACGCGATCAACGATCGTCTTGATCTTGTTGCCCTGGTCGTCGGTTTCCTCGACCTTGGCATAGATCACACCTGCGGATTCGGCGCGACGCTGATCGAATATGTTGAGGTATTTCTTGATCTTGATCCACCGGCCACCTGATATCGGACAGGTGATCGTCTCGGGATCAATGAAGCTGGGTGAGGGTGCGGGTGCGGCTGCGGCCTCTGTGTCCATCTGTATGCCTCGTTTAGATTGTGCGCGTGACCTCTGGTATGCCCTTGACTAGGATATCGATGTGCCCTCCGACCCTAGGCGATTCGGTAGTGTCTACATTTGCTGTTTTCCATGTCCACCACGTCGATCCCATCCACACCGAGATCGTAATGGGGCGCTGCGTGATCCAGAACCGGTCGATCTTCTTGATCGTGCCCGACCCGGCACTGGATATCGGGGTCCCCAGCGCGGTAATGGGTAAGCTGGTCAGCCGCCACCCCTCGATGACGGCTGCAAGCTGATAGCCCACATACACGCGGCAGAGATCACCCGACAGGTTCATGACCCTCTAGTTGCTCTCCAGCGCACCATCGCCGGTGATCTTGAATCCGCTGGCCGCCTTCGACGTCGTGGATCCGGCCACGATCTTGCTCAGCTGCACCCACGCGGTGCCGCAGTAGTACAGCTCCATTTTCAGGGAGTTCGGGTAGCAGTACCACCGCTCGGCCACATCGCTCAGGGATGCGAGGAACAGCTGGTTGGAACTGTCATCGTAGTTCCCGGAGAATGCGCCCGTGTAGCCCGCCATGCCCTTGACGAACTTCTTCCACTTGTTGTTCAATGGCGAGACGTCCACGATCGCCATATCGAAGTCGAGCGACCAGTCCACCTGCTCGGCAATAAAGATCGCCTCGCCGCCATTGGCCCCGATGTAGATCACTGCGGCTTTACCGTGAATCGCTTGTGACATCTATACTCCTTTGCATGCTGGCTATCGATTGTACTGGTATCCGGCGGCCCCCTCGCCCAACTGATGCCGATCAAAGCCTACGCCGCTGGCGGGACCGGGTTCTCGGGATCCTTGGCCATGCCGTCGAGATGATCGACCACGGCTGACAGTTCGGAGTTGATCTGGGCGACCTCCTCCTCGGTCATCCCGGTGTTGATCTTCGCGAGGGCGGCGGTGATACGGGCGGCCAGATCGTTGGTGGCCTTGTCGATGCGGACCAGGATGTCGCGAGTCTGCTGGTTGATCATGAGAACCTTCCCCACTTGCGTGATTAGGTGGTCGAGCTTCAGGTTCACGCCCCCTAGCTGCTCGACATGGTGACACGGACACAGGCATGGGACCATACAGAATTTGCACGATCGGCGACAGACATCGTGCATATCGTGCTGGCATGCCGTCGAGATGTAAAGGTGGACCATCGGTGGATCCTCACGTAGCGCTATAGTCCCGGGTAACCTGGAAATTGCAGACGAACTCAAACCGGCGATTGACATCCCGGCGCATCGGGAATGGTGCCTGAAGCGCCATGATGATCTTGTATCCGGGGAGGCTGTTATTAACCACCTTGGTAAATGATGCCACCACGTCCTTGATCATCTGGTGGGGGGTATCGTAATCGTCCGGGGCTCCACGCGTCTTCGCCTGCACTTTCGGGTGCTCAAGGCTGGCAACGAATGGAAGGCCCAGGACCATCTCGTCGGGCAGCCCGCCATATTCATACAGGCAAGTGCATACATCGGGATCGCTGGGCATTATCCCGTAGAAGAGATCGGTAGCGCGGGTACCCCTACCCTCGGTTTCAAGGTACGCGACCAGATCGGCCAATACCATCCCCACGGCTATTCACCCAATCCGAACTGAACGAACGCCTGGGACAGCCCGAGCGATTCCCCGATCACCTTGGCGACCCTCGGCAGGATGGTCGGCCGCACCTTGTCGAATGGCCGCTCCAGGTATTTCGGGCCACCGATCGAGTGCTTGAACTCCAGATTCTCGTGCTGCTCCAGCGCATATTTCTCGGCGCTGACGATGCCTGCTTCCAGGGCCTCGGGACCGACCACACCGCCAAACCACATCATGATTTGGGTAAGCTGGATCCCCTTCCCGGGGGTATACTCATCGGAATCGCCGGATGCCTTGAGGTGGCCAAACAGGAATGGGACGTAATTCTCCTTGGCATCCTCGATGATCTCGTGTGCGATGACCGACAGCTCGTTACCGGCCGCATCCATGGACGCGCCCGACAGCTCCATCAGGTTCTTGGATAGCGATTTGATGCCGGATACCGAGAAGTAGACATCCGCCCCCTCGCTACCCGATATGAAATCGACGGTCGGGGGCACGAATGCTGGCTTGCGCGGAGCCGGTGGCATCTTCCAGACGGCCATTACTTGATCTCCAGGGTCACGTGGTGGATCCCATTCTCATCGTACACCGGATAGGCGTCGAGGATTGTGGGCGTCGTTGACTGGAACTCTGGCGGCAAGGTAAGCTTGTCCTTGACGCTGGGAACGGTGCGGGTCCCCAGGAATACGCGGCCATGGGAGACGACCTCATTCCCGCGGGAGTCGCGGATCATGCGATTCTTGATCTCGATCCGGGCCGGGAACTCGACGGGCGACTGGGCATAGATCGGGACATCGGAGACGGTGCGACCGGTCCACGCATCGAGGGTCACGGTGGTGGGCATGAAGTCCCCCCAATCTTCTACCGGGGCATGGCTCATGCGAACTCCTCGGATCGGCGCATCGCGATATCGCGCTGGATCGTCTCGATCATGCCGCTGGCCCGCTCATCGAATGTGCAGTCGAATACGCGTTCGCGGGCGACCAGTGACCGGAATTTGCGCTCATCATCGTAAGTGAGGTAGAACCGGATCAGGTATTCGAGATCGGCGGCCGATGTGAATACCGGCACACTGTCACCGAAGACGGCATCGATCTCCTGCCGGTAGTCCGAGATCTGGAATGCTCCACAGGCGGCGACCTCGTAGGCCCTCGGATTGAGGCTCCTGGCCTCCGGGTGACCCCGGTGGATATTCAGGCAGATCTTGGCACCAGCATAGATCTCCGGCATCTTGAGATTATCGATGCACGCCTGATGGACGAACGGGAACAGCGGGCTATCCTGGTTGACATCCGGCCAGATGCCCAGCAGCCGGAGATCGATCCCATCCCAGCTCATTGATTCGAGGAGGCGCTGGCGCTCGGGCCAGCCGGTCCCGCACATTAGGACATCACAGCTGCCCGATGGGGTAACCGGGCGATGGACCATGGGATCGTACGAGTGCGGGATGTAATTCCACAGGTATTTGTTGGCGGATATGACCTCGTTGGTGAACACCGTCATCCCCGGGTAGACCGATGCCCACTCGGCCTGGGGCTCGTCATCGTAGGGGGATTCGGTGAGGATCGCGGCGGCATGTACCCCGATCTTGCGCAGTGCATCGAGGGCAATCGGGTGGAAATTGAGACCCGATACCACGAATACGACATCGGCGTCGAAGTAGATGGCCTCGCAAACCACCGTCTCAGACGCCAATCTGGATACCGTTACCGGGTCGGTATTCTGTGGAACCGGGAGCGCCCGCCGATGGTGATCGGACCGGGTATTGAGGTGGTAATCGCGGACATTATCCGCGCCTACGATACGGGCAAAAGCAGACCGATAACCACGTGCCACATCCCATATCGAGAATGTGGCTACCGGCCAAACGAATAGGATACGCATGCCTCGGATCCCTATCGCTGTAATGGGTTGATGGGCGAATTCGGACTAGGCTTCGGGGCATCAGGGTGGTCGCTGATCCCGCGAGCGAAGCTTGGTGTAACCCAATCCGTATCGGCCTGTTGCGCCGCCTTGTCAGCCCGCGAGATCCCACCGGCATACGGGACCTGATAGTTCATCCCGCGTGCCCGCAACCGGGTTGCGATGGTGAGATACATCCGCGGATCGTATTCGACCTCGAACTCGCTGATCCGCTTCGACTTTACCCCACCCCCCTTGGCCACCAGGATGTCGGCAAGAGCCGCAGCCGCCATGTAGAGGTTGGCCTCCTGGGTAAGTGACCAGTCGATCTCCTCATCCTGGAACAGCTGGCGGTTGACGTTGGTATCCTGGATGAGCGTACGAATCTGATATCGCTCACCCACGGTCGATCCGGGGTATGCGCCGACGACGGTACTCGTGAATTGATCAGTTTCGTATGACCAGGACATTGACTGGATCCCCCTTAGGTTACCCCTTGACCACCATGTCGATCGCGAGTGTGGTCCCGCCAGCATAGGTGCCAACCGTGGTCACGAGAGCGCGGACCCGATCACCGATCGCCCCATTCAGGACGGTATTGGCTGCCAGCGCCCCTGATGCGGGTACTGTCCCTGGCGGGAGTGGGGTCGCGGGATCCATGGCGACCGACGACACCTTCTTGCCGCTCGCTGTGGTGAAGTGGAAGTTGGCGATGTCGTACCACGTCAGCCCGCCATCGATACTGGTCTGCACCCACACATCGGCGGATGTCCCGCCTGAGCCGTACACGAAGTTGGCATGCAGGACCAGATAGCGGGCGGAGGTAAGGCCAGTGACCGAGGTCTGAGCAACAGCAGTAAGGGCGGCAGTGATCGTGGCCGAGTAGAGGGTCGCCCGTATGTTAGGCCTGACGCTCATTTAAGTCTGCGCCCCAACGATGGTCCAGGTCGGGCTGGCCTTGGTACCGGTGTTGATGTACAGCTTGAGGTTCGTCAGGTTGATCAGGAGGGAACCCGGCCGCGCCCGATAGGTCCCCGCCCAGGTGGTCGCGGTGTTGATTGTGCCGGTGAATGTCGCGATGGACGCACCGGCCCCTCCCTTAAGCTGGAGGCTGCTGACCGAGAATGCGCCGCTGGAGCCCTGCGTGCCTTGAGCCATCTGTTCTCCTTCCCATCGACACCATTATCGGTGTCGCCATCCGGAGATGGGGCGGGGTCTAAGGATCCGTCTGCCGGGGATTGGCAGGCCGGATATATCGGCGGTTGAGGAGCTGCCCGACCTTGTGATCAGGCAGCCCCGAAATGTCGAACGGATCGCCCGGGGAATACGTCTTCCCCATCGTGGAAAAGGATCTGCACGCCTCGTAGGCAGTATCCTTGATCGCGCTAGCGCTACCGGATTTCAGGTCCATTGTGCCCATGGTGCCCTACTCTTCCGAGATGCCCGCTGCCTGGATGAGGTTGTTGATGGCGACGTCGAGGTGTCCCTTGACGAAATCGAGCTGCTGCCGGGTGACGACCCCGTGGTTGTCCACGTGATCGATCAGGTCGTGCAGGTTGGAGGTCTGTGTGCGGATGTCCTGGATCGACAGCGCGACGGCCTTCTTGAGCCGGGACTCGTATTTCTCGATCGCGTCGTCGTGCTTGTGATCGCGCTCGCGACCGAATGGCGAATAGCTGCCATCGGGGCGGCGGATGCCCTCGGGCTGTGATGCCGTGCGATCCCGGGGGGTCGGCTTCTCATCTCCGGCACCGGGGAGCGCGTTGTCGGGGCGGCCGGGATCCGGACCGCCACCCGGCTTACCGGGGAGGGTCTGATCCGGGCGCATCGTGCCGGTCCCGGCGATCGGGTGATCGGGAACCGCCCTGACATTGTGCGGATCGGGTTCGTGCCCGCTCGAATGCGCAGCGGCGGCCTTCTCCCGTTCGATCTGGCTCTCGCTCATATCGTTTGGTGACATTGCAATCTCCCTGACTGATTGAATGGACGTTGGTTGGGCGGGGATGGGCGAGGGCACCGGATCGCCCCCACCCGACCCCTATGGGGAATCCCTCTACGGGATGGCCCCGTTGAAGAACGCCGCGAGATCCGCGCCGACGACCTTGTTCGCGAACGCGATCTCGGACTCGATGCGGACCGTCTCCAGCCCGAGCCATGGCATCGGGATGCGGTAAGAGGCGATGGTGGACCCGAGGCCCCGCGAGATGCCCTTCCACATGAAGGTGTATCCCGATGACGGTTCCATGATCCCCGGCGACGGGTTGACGTAGGCGAGGAGGACGCCCTTGCCCGCGATCATCGCGCCAACGAATGTGTTCGACCCGGGGGTCTTCGCCGCCGTGTTCTTGACCGCCTTCGAGATGTAGACCTTCTCGACGCCGAAGATCTTGGCGAGGGCGGCCTCGTTCGCGATCGCCGGATTCCCGGGTCCCGCGCCGTACTTGATCAGGTCGATCACGTCGGGATGGCGGATCAGCTTGAGGTAGACGGCGAACCCGAGGACCATGGCATTGGCCTCGAATCCGGTGTTGGTGAGGACCGCCAGCTGTTGCGCCTGGATATCCTCGATCGGGGTCGAGAGCGGATCGTCCCATAGGACGCCGGGAACGATGTCCGTGCCGGTCGATGAACCGGTCCAGATACCGGTGGTCATGTAGTCGGCCACCCACTGGATCTCCTGTCGGAGGAGGAGCTTGCGGGTGACGAACCGGGATGCGTCGCGCTCCGCATTGAGCGGGGCATCCGTGTTGTAGATCTCCTGCTCATCGACATCCTTGTGGAACGCCCACACGTTGCAGACGTACCCGGTGTTGCTGATGTCGTACCCGCCGCCCGCCGACTCGGTTGCCGGTGCGCGGAGCTGGGCATCGTCGCGGAACCAGTCGTCCTTGGAGTAGACGAAGTAGATCCCGGATTTCTTGTCCACCGGTACGACCGGGAACACCTTTCCGGCGATGAACATCTTGTCCGACTGGATGTAAGCCACTGACATGTTGGTCAGTGGGCGATCCACATGGATCTGTGACAGGTACGGGCTGGGCATCGAATCTCCTCCTGAATAGCCGGGTTAATTGATACCCAACACTACGCGGCGGGTGGCGGGTTGACGCAGTTGACGACTGCGGTGATCAGGTTGCCAGCGGAGGTCGCCCCCGCGACATTGACGGCGGTACCGGCGTGCCAGAGGGTGCCGGGTCCCGGGGTGACGACCGTGGCCTGACCATCAGCCGAGACGCCAAGGGCGTTGCCGAATGCGGTCGAGACGTCGGCCTGTAGCTGGGTTTCGCCCAGGACCACGACATCGACGGGATCACCGGTCGCGGCAACCGGAGCCTGGAGGACACCGATCGGGCGGTCGGTGGCGGCGGCGCAGAGGACGACGGTATTGTCGGCGCTCAACTTGACGAACTTGTACTGTGCCGTCGCGACAGTCAGACCGGCCCCTGCCTTGGCACCGGTCAGCTTGAGCGGCATCTGTCCCTGGAATGGCGACATGCTTGATTCTCCTTGTCAGATCAACGAATGGACTAAATGCGATCCCGGGGACGCGCTACTGCTGCTCGCTGCGGTACTGCCGCACGAGTTTCGGGTTGGCCATCATCACCTTCTCGATGGCGGCCTCGCGGGTCAGCTCGCCCGCCGCCTTCTCCATCAGGGATTCGGCCTTGGCCTCGATCTGCGCCCACGCGGAGCCGTCCGAGGTCGCGGACATCGAGGACCCGAAGTTCTTGTAGAGGGCGGATTCGGCCAGCTGGGCGTCGGTCGCCTTGAGCAGGGTCATCGTCCGGTCGAACGTGGCCGGGTCGGACTCCTTCATCTTGCGGTAGATGGCGACGTCCTTGGTGAGGTCGAACGGGGTGGCCTTGAATCCCTTGAGGATCTCGACCATCTCGCGATCGAGGCGGAGGTTCTTCTCGACCAGTACGGCGGCCTCGGCGTCGGTCGCCCGCTTTTCGAGGTCGGTCATGCGCTTGGCGACTTCGGCATCCACGGTGATGTCTCCTTTGACGATGGGTGGTGCGCCCGGGATCGGCATGGCGGGCGCGGGGGCGACGGGGGCGGCCTGAGAGAGATGGTTGAGAATCGCCTTGAGGGCGTGAACCGGGTGATCGGCCGCGAACGGACCGGGGCCGCACTCCATGACCGCCTTCTCGACGGCGGCCCTGTCGGACACCTTGGCGAGGAGATCCTTGACCGAGGGTGGAATCGCCATCGGGGCTGCGGGTGGGGCTGCGGGTGGGGCGGCAGGAAGGGCACCGGGAACGGGACCGGCCGGAGCGAACGGGGGCGCGGCGGCGGCGATATCGACCGCCTCCTTGTTGATCTCCTCGATCGCTGCTGCCCGCTTGGTGACATCCGACTCACCGAACAGCGTCAGGATCTTGCCGATCAGCGACTGGAATGATGCGGTGGACTTGGATGTTGACACATTCTTCTCCTTGCATGAAGGGCACATGTGGCCCAGTTTCTTGCACGTGGCACAGTCGCTGATCGGGGTATCGACGTGGATCGAACTCATGGATGGGGAATCCTTTCCAACGGCGGACTTGAACAGCATGATGTGGGCGCCATCACCGGTGGCGACATCGAAGTTGGCACCGGCATCGACCAGATCGACGCGCTTCACCCTGAGGTTGCGCAGGATCCCTGGCTTGGGGGCTGGTTTAGACACCGCTCACCTCCGTGCGATCGGCCTCACCGGCGATCGAGAACATCTTGTACTTGCCGGATTTGACTGCCTGATAGGAGGCCGGTTCCAGCTTGAATCCCACCCACCAGCGGGGCGGGAATAGCTGCTTGAGGACGGACAGCCCCTCCTCATAGACGGCACCGGTAACGGGATCGGTGGCGAGGGCCTGCAGCTTGTCGGGGGTGAACACGATCGATTCGACCAGACGGCCTACCGATCCGCCCTCATGCATCTCGCCGGTATCGCGAAATTCCAGGACGAAATCGTAGGCTGCCTTCTCAAGCTCGGCGGCCGGGATGGAGTCCCTCTGTAGATCGAAGAACTCCACCCCGCCCGACCCACTGGATGTAGACTTGGATACCGCGACGTTGGCGTACCCGAATACGAGGCGTTGCTCGTCATCCAGCTTGGAGATCTGGAAATTGGTAGCCGAAGTTGGCATGCCACGGATTGGAACACGCTCCCCCGGGGCGGCACATTAGATGTTAACGCATGTATATACTTGCCAGGAGGTCATACCCTGGGATAGATATTGGGCCAGTAGCGGTCATCATCGACCAAGCGGACGGCCCGCATCCTGGAGATCTCGCTACGAGGGATGCGAATCAGGCGGGGGCCGACCCGGTAGGCTACAATGTATCGCCGCTTGATCCATCGCCGGATGGTCATCCGGCACACCCCCAGGATTTGGGCGGTCTGCCTGACACTGATCGCCTCTGGTAGGGGCTTCCTCTTGGCGATCGGGATCATCGCGATCGGCATCTACTTGGGGCGGCACGCGTATGTGACGGTGGTATCCCAGACGAGGGCGGTGGGAGGGTAATTGGCGAGGGTGGATACACAGAAATCGTAATCGCCCTCATAACGTTTGGTCCACCGACCGAGCCGGGTGGGGTAGTTGGGGGGCACGAACTGCGGGGTCCCGTGATTGCCTTGCCGGATCACTGGATCCTGCCACAGGATCAGGCCATTGGGATCGACCATGCGGAACATGATCGGGCGGCCGGGATTATCGGCGGCCACCTTGCGCATGGCTGCGAATGCACCCGGGAGGTAGACATCATCGTCATCGAGGAAAGTGATGTGGGTACCGGCCGCGTAATGCATGCCGACATTGCGCTCGGTATTCCCGAAATCGTTACCGGGCTCGCAGACGATGTGGCGATAGCTGAATCGATTGGAGGCACGGATGATCTCGCGGGAGGCGGCCCCCACGACCAGGACCTCATCGCCGGGTGCAAGCGGTTGGGAAAGGAGCGAGCGCAATGCCCGGTAGAGGGTATCGCGCCCGGTGGTCGCCACGATCACGGAGAAGCGGGGGATCAATCTTCATTCTCCGACAGGGGGGCAGGATCGGCACGCTCCTGTTCCCGCTCCTTGACCGCGATCTCATTCATCTCCTCGACCGTATCGGGATCGGTGAGGACCACCGCATTGCCGCCGAGGTGGGCTGGGACCAGGAGGGGTGCACCGACCCCGCCCCTGGCCTTGCGGGTACGGCGCAATGTATCTAGGATCGCACGTGTCTCATTTTGCTCGAGACGTTTTTGCTCGACGAGTGCCTTTTTCAGGTCCTCGTTCATCAGCTCGGGGTCCACTGGAATGTTTGCCATCTGCCTCTGCCTCCACAATTTCGTGAGTGTCGGGATCGGGATCTACAGGCTCAGGGGTGCCCGCCCCATCGCCCGCGTCAGGTTCCGTATCGGCCGCCTTGATCCCCGTTACCGGCCCAGACCCATTGCCATTGGTATGGGTATCGACCTCGACCGGCCATGGCGATTCCGATTGCGTCAAATCGACCGGGGGAACGGTCGGGGGTGGATCCGGGGGAATAATCGGGACCACGACCTCCGACCGGCGGATCCGCCTCAGCTTGCGCGGACCCACGAGGACGTACGCGATGTGACCGGACCGCACCCAGGCACGCACCATACTTGCCTCGACACGGTACATCTGAGCGAATTTTTCCACCGTGACCAGATCAGGATCATCCATGGGTGCCTCTCAATGGATCTTGTGCTCGTAGAACGCCAGCCGCTCGGTCAGCTGGGATAGTGCATGTGCGCAGTTCATGAGGAGGACCTGGGTTTC